TGCCGCGATGGGATAGCGGACAAAGACGATCAAGATGGGCAGTGGTTCGGAACACAAGCGGAGAACTAAAATCGACCACGCTTAATACGTGGTTACAATGGTTTAGTTCCCTCGGTCATTGGACGAAACGTGATAAGCCGTTAATGGTATATGAACATGAGTTTAACGATGGTCATGGTATTGTAAGGTTAGAATTAATATTCATTGCGCTTGATAGACCAGATGATGTCCGAAAAATAAAGTCATTAGAACTGACAGGCGTCTATCTCAATGAGTTGTCAGAGTTACCTCAGAACGTCTTATCCCACTTTAAAGGTCGCGTTAACGGAAGATATCCATCGCGCTCTTTCTGTCCTGAGCCTTATTGGTCTGGCATTATTGCCGATACTAATCCTCCTGATGAAGATCACTGGATATTCGATGCGTTCGAAAAAAATATCTCACCCAGTTATAATATATTTCATCAACCTTCAGGATTAGTTGAAGATGAACTTGGAAACTTTATTAAAGACAGCGATGGAAATTATATACAAAATGTTGATGCTGATAATGCTAAACATTTGTCGCATGACTATTATCCCAAACTTGCCGAGAAACAATCTGAGGGTTTCATCAAAGTATATTGCGGTGGAAAGTATGGATTGGTTGAGTCGGGTAAAAGAGTTTATCCTGAGTTCAACTACGACATACATTCCGTTCCTAAAATCGAAGCAATTCAAGGCGATCCATTGTATCTTGGTTTTGACTTCGGGCTCACACCGGCATGCGTTGTCGTACAGATCACACCTCGTGGTCAAGTGAGAGTTCTCAAGGAATATGTTGCCGAAGATATGGGAATAAAAACATTCGCTAAAAATATTGTTATCCCCCAATTAGGTATTGATTTCCCTTATTGTAAGTTAGCAGAATGGGCAGAAGGCGACCCATCAGGAGCGAAAGGCGATGAAATTATGGAAGAGCTTAGTTGCATTGGTGAACTCAATACTTTGGGTATCCCCTGTAGGGCAGCTACTACCAATGATCCTGATGTCAGGATTAATAGCGTACGGTATTTTCTTAACCTTATGCTCGATGGGCATCCTGCATTTATAATATCTCGTGAAGGCTGTCCGATATTAGTTAAAGGATTTATGAGTGGTTATCACTTTAAACGAATGGCTATTGGTGGTGATGAACGCTTTCAAGAGAAGCCGAATAAAAATAAATACTCGCACCCGCATGATGCATTACAATATCGGCTAATGCCTTTTGCGAGTGATAGAGGCACGAAACCTGATCCGAATAAACCAGACCCGTTTGCGAACAATACAGTGATGAGGTGGATTAATTAAATGATTGAGTCAGAATTAATAATTACATCAAATTGTGATGAATGCGAAAAAAAAATAGATTTAGAGGATGAAGTGTGTCTTATATTTCATGAAGAATGTTTAAATAAAAACCATCTATCTAATATGAAAGATATAATGAAAGATATATTAGATGAAAAAGAATGGGAAACATATGATGGAGTTGGACTTAAGAATGATGAAGATAAGAAAAATTTTATGAATGGAATAAAATACGGCATTAAACATGCCTTATTTTGGTATGCGGATAAATTAGGTGGAAGTGATGGAGTTATCTTATTTGAAGAAATTGGAGGACATGATAAATAATGTTAGATAAGAATGGAAAAGTTATACCTGATTTGGAATTAATTAAAGAAGGATATGAATATGGACAAAACTAACGACAAAGCATTCGACAAACAAATAGAACACCAAGTTTCATGGATTGATAAAAATCCTGAAGCGAAAGATAATATTTTCAATAAAGAACAAGAGTTATTTTATAGGGCGACAGATTATAGGGGTTCATAATGGATGAATTGGATGAGATAGAAGTGAAGATAAGAATATTTTGTATAGAACATGATGGTATGTATATTGATTTAATTAATGGGACAGAAGGGAATATTATTCTTCATTCAGATATTGATGAGCGTGGAATGCAAATAAATTTAGAGCAAATCAGATTAGCCATTAGAAAGTTAACCGCTAAATAAGGGAAATGAAAATGCCATTAGTCAAAGGAATGAAAGCTAAAAGTAAGAAAGGTTTTGGTGAAAATATTAAACGAGAAATGGAAGCTGGTAAACCACAGAAACAGGCAGTTGCAATTGCATTTTCCGAGGCAAGACAAGGTAAGAAAAAAGGAAAGAAGAAATGAAAACCAAACCTCTGAATGTCACCAAGCAAAATCCGCCCAAGCAAGAAGTAAAACGCATGATTAAAGAATCGGCTAAGCGTGAAGAAAAGAAAGATATGCAGAAGGTGAAGAATAAATAGTATTTCTTCTTATCACCCTAGGGTTTCCCCTAATAGTCATTTGGTGCACAAATACCCTAAATTACCATTATTCAATTTATTAATTTAGGAGTATTAAGATGCCAAAGCATGAAGGTGATTGTGGTTGTTGTCCTGGCCCCATGGGTCACACTGGACCACAAGGCGTACAAGGATTGATGGGATCAATGGGACCACAAGGCCCAAAAGGTTCTGATGGCATCATGGGTCAAATGGGCCCACAAGGCCAAACAGGTGAACAAGGTGTACAGGGTGTACCGGGCAATTGTATTGAATGTCCTTGCCATTGTGATGAACCGGAATTTGCGGAAGTTTATTCTATTTCCGACCAAACTTTATCTGCTTCACCCGGCCTACTTTTGCCTGGCCAAATAGTTAAATTAGAAAACGTCATTTTTTCAACTTCAAATATTGATGTCTCCTCTTCTGGCATTAATGGGAAAATTATTGTTAATAAAGCGGGTTGGTACGACGTTTATACAGGTATTTGTGGTTATCTAAACCCGATTGCCTCTCCTTTGCCATGCTGGACATTATCGCTATTTAAGAATGGCGTTTATGTTCCTGGCTCAACTTTCGCCAATCAGACTATTTCACCTGAACAAAAATCTAATGAAATTGTAGCAGATGTTTTTGTTCATTTTGATAAAGGCGATGTTTTAGAACTAGCAAATACCAGCAATGCTATTGTCATTATGGCAGCTCCAACGCTTGGTACGAATGCACCAGCAAGTTCAGCTTATATGAAAGTGGTGTTAATGAAAGCTGACTAATAAACCATTAACAGTTTATAGTTAGTGTATTAAGACTAAGGCTTATCCCCGTTTCATTTGCTGAGGCGGGGATAATTTTTTAGCGACACTTTTAATGCATTTTGTTAAACTTATCTTCTCAATGTAAGATTTTAGATAAGGATATCTATCATGCCAATCCAAAGACTTAGCACCAATGAAGTAGGATATAATTTTCAAAGCGCAAGGCTTTGCAAATTACATTCCACTGATACGATTGCCACCTGTACCGCAGCAGGTTATCTCAACAACTACTTAGTAATGAACAGCATTCCGCTTTATACGACAGACTTTATTCATTTGGCTGCTTCTAATGGCACTCAGATTTATAAGCCGGTATTTACTAATGGCACTCCTTTTAATGGTGGTAGTGTTCAATTAGTGGCGTTATCATAGTTTTATGATGGCGGAAGCTCAGAAAGATTAGCAGGCGATGTCGAAATCGCGTTAAAGGATGGAAAGTGACGCAACCAATTGGCTAAATCGAAGAGTACCTGATTTTTCCTATGGACAGGTCTGTTAACCACTTAATTGTGATGATGTACAGGCTAAGCAGGTAGGTCGAGGGTGAAAAGCCCTCCTGCTATCTACTAATTTAGTCAATATTAGTAGTAATTTGATACTTTCTCAAGGAATGAGAATTTATGGAACGTGATCCTAATGACGTTAATCAGGACTTTGACCCTGAGAAACTGAATGAAATGGAAGAAAAGCGCCTTGATGAGTTAAACAAGGCTGGCATTGATGAAGGCAAAGTACTAGAAACAGCCGGAAAGCACATGAACATCTGGCAATCCTACTTTGGCGAGAATATTACTCGCGGTAAGGATGACATGAACTTTGTATTGCGTGACCAATGGACGGCGATTGAGCGTTCCGAGTTTACGCGTTTGTTTAAGCCTGCCATGACATTTAACAAGCTTTACGATGCGACAAAGAAAATAGCTGGAGAGCAGCGTAAGAATAAGCCTGATCTGATTGTAAGATCATTAACAGGAAAAGCGACACAGGAACAGATAAACTTACGCGCAGACTTAGTTCGTACGATAAGTTATCAGTCCCAAAACGATTTAGTTTATCAAAGTTCATTCAAATCAGCCCTCATGATGGGTTTTGGCGCGTTCCAAATATGCCTAGATTATGAATCACCTCGCTCATTTAACAAGATAATTCGCTATGATCTTATATCTGATCCAACTCGTACAGCGTTCGACCCCACCGCACTTAAGCCCCATAAAGGCGATGGCAACTATTGCGCTCGTTATTATGTATTTTCTCGTGATGAGTTTTTTGCTACTTATCCTTATGTTACGAACCCTGTTAGTTATATTGACCCGTATATGTTATTGGATTTTCAATGGCAAACCAGAGATACGATAACGGTTTGCGATTACTTTGTTAAAGAATGGTACCCGATGATGTTGTATTACATACAAGTTGGTGACCATAAATTTAGCGCAACTGAAGAAGAATGGAAAAAGATTCAAGCCGACTTTAAGAAACAAAAAGAAATTGTTTCAGAGACAGAATCAGCTAGACGCATTATTGATAAAGATGAACCACGCATTATTAATGAGCGACAAACTCAAGATTATAAAATAATGCATTATCGCATGATTAGAAATCAGATTATTGATTTCTCAGAATGGCCTAGTAAGCAATTACCTATTATATTTGTCGATGGTGATTCATATTTTATTGAAGGAAGACAATATACAAGGTCGTTTATACATGAAGCTCGTGATGCTCAAAAATGCGTTAATTATTTCGGATCAGAAATTGCCGCAGAAGTTAAGAATAGAAGGCGTGAGCAATGGTTGGGGACCCCTGACAATATATCAGGATATGAACAAGACTGGCGAAACCCAGAATTACAAATGGGGATCTTACGTGCGAAACCTGATCCAACGACGGGACAAATGCCTGTTAAGCAATCTCCCTGGGATCTCTCTCCCGCCATTATGCAAAATTTCCAGCGAGCTACTCAGGATATTAGGGAAATTCTCGGATTCTCGGAGACTGAGGCATTACAAGGGCGTGATATCTCTGGAAAGGCAAGACGTGAACGTAAATTAGAAGGATCGATGAGCGCTTATGTTTGGTTCGACAATATGAACCAAGCGGTAGAACAAGGTGGGCGTGTTTGTAATGATTTGCTTAACTACATCATTGGCGATGAAGAGCGTACAATGGTATTAAGTAAAAAGGATGGAAAGACCCAAACCGTTACAATTAACGAAAGGCAGATGGCAATATTCAAAATGATATTGGTATCGGTGATTTCGATGTTGAAATCGATTCTGGGCCATCTTTTGCCGTCCAGCGTGATATTGCACTTGAATATTTTCAAACCACTGTTGCTGCTAACCCACAAGTATTTAATCTCATTGCAGATCTTTGGAGTGATAATCTCGATATCCAACAACGCGATCAAGTTAAGGAAAGGCTATCGAACCTTGTTCCTCCTGAAATTCTCGCGAAAGAGAAAGGCGAACAACCACCACCACCCCAGCCAAACCCACAGATGATGATGATGCAAGCAGAGCTACAATCCAAAATGGCAGATGTGAAGAACAAACAAGCTGAAATCCAAGTAAAAATGCAGAAAGTTCAACTTGAACAAGAAGAACTTCAGCTTAAGAAGGCTGAAATGTTCCTTAAAGCTCAAGAAATGCAGGATAAGGCTCATATGGATGTTTATTCTCATCAACTTGATGTTAAGAAAGCTGAGATCATCCACGGGCAAGATCAAAAGAAAACAGATTTAGACTTCTCGCATAAAGCATCACAAATCCTTGCAGACCTTTACAAGCACGATAATCCCCAAGAGAAAAAGGAAAGTAAGCCATCTTAACGCATTTGGATTTATTCTCTGGTATTGGTGGTTTTGCATTGGCGGCAAGATGGGCAGGAATTAATACAATTTCTTTTTGTGAGATTGATCCATTTTGTCAGAAGGTATTAGCTAAAAACTTTCCCGGCGTTCCCATTTATGAAGATATTCGGGAACTGTGGGAACATTCTGTTAATTTAATCACGGGCGGATTTCCTTGTCAGCCTTTCAGTCATGCAGGGAAGAAACGTGGAAAAAATGATAATCGATATTTATGGGACGAGTTCTATAGAATCATCCGAATATCTCACCCTGATTGGGTCATTGCAGAAAATGTTACTGGAATTGTGGGAATGGAACTCGACAATATCCTCGATGATTTGGCGAGAGAAGGTTACGATTCGCAGACATTTATTATACCAGCTTGTGCCGCGAACGCTCCACACCGACGAGACAGGATATGGATTATTGCCAACGCTATGCGCAAGCGATGCGACAATGGGGTCTATTATTGGGAATCAAGACACATTCAAAAAGACAAAAAATGGGACATGGAGACGCTACACTCAGAATGGACACAATTCATCCCTCAGTCTTGGCAGACTTTTAAAGTTAGAGACTGGTTTCAGTTTAACTCCAAATCTTGCAGAGGAAATGATGGGATATCCAGCAGGCTGGACAAACATCGAATAAAAGTGCTGGGAAATTCTATTGTCCCACAAATAGTCTATGTGCTTATGAAGGCAATAAATGAGGTAGAAAAACCCCGAGAGTAAGTCGGGATTTGGTTTATAGAAATATTCTAATACTATTGTTTTTTTTTAAAAAATATGAGCATTCTTTTGTTTCAAACTCACCTATATACGGAAAACGAAAACTAACGTTTACTTGAAATATATTTTTTATTTTAGGATAACGTCTTATTCTGTATCCATTATCTGACTTTATTATCATAAAATAGTTATGCTTAAAATTTGACTGTAATACTATTACGTAATCATCTACTGTGCATTTAAGATGTTTTAATACAACTCTATTGAATTGTATTGTTAGCAAGCTTTTATAACCATCAATGATGTTTTGTATTGTTATCATATCAATCTTTTGATTTCATTTTTTTCTAAAGCAATACCACTTCCTTCTCCAAAAAAGGAAATACAGGGTTTTTGATTAGTTAATACTGCATATTGCATCTCTGACCTAAGGCCAGAAATAATTGATTCAGTTGCCTTTGATAAAGCAGCCAACTGAGAACTATCTATTTTTCCATCTTCAAAATCTTCGATAGCTTTTAGCATTCTTTCTCTAAGTGCTTGCATTCTTGTTATTTTTGACATGTTATTTCCCTTTTAATTTTCTTTTGGCGATTAATGTAGTGCGCTTAAGCTCAACAAGTTCTTGTGGAATATAAATACCTTTCATATATGTATATTCATTTTTATTTCTACGGTTTCCAGTTTTTAAAATTGTTCTTACGTAACAATCATATAAATTTTCAATAGCTTTTTTTCTATGTTTTTTACCTTCGTTTTTTAAATATTCTTTATTTTTTAATGCCCACTCTTTTCTTTTTTGTTTTAAATGATCATATCTTATTAAATTATATTTAATCCTTCTTTCTTTTACTTTTTCCTTATTTTCTTCAATATATTTTTTATTTGTTAAATAAAGTTTTTCTTTATTGTTTTCTCTATATTTCTTTTGAGAAATCTTAACTTTCTCTATATTTCTGCTTCTCGATTCACGAGATTGCTTTCTTTTTACATCAACATTTCTCCAGTATAATTCCCTATCTTTTCTTCTAACCTCTTCTGAATTATTTATCCTTTTTAGCTTATTTCTTGATAACATATTTTCTTTATTCTTATTAAAATTTTCCATAGCTTTTTTCTTGTAGCATTCTTTGCATAACGGTTGCCAATGAAAATCGTCAATTTTTTTAAAATATAAAAATTCTTTTGTAAGCCATCCATGTACTTTACACTCAAATACATTACCTTCCATTTCAGGATGATATATTCTTCTTTGTCTTCTGGGTTTTTTTACAGGAGGGTTTAATAGTTTATTTTTTTCTCTCCATTTCCTTTTATATTCCAAAGTTTTTTCTGGATCTTGATGATAATATTTATATGCCCTTTCTTTGTTACATTTTTTACATTTATATGAAATAGTTTCACCTGATCTTTTCCAGCAATCATGTCTTCTTAGTTGACCGTGTTTTTTACAAACTTTTACTATTTCACTCATTTTAAACCTTTCTAAAATATGCGCGTATATTTTACACATAAAAATAACAAACACCATATATAGCGCTGATTAATCGATCATCTAAGCCTAAAATTTACCCATACATGAATAGGAGATTCATGGGGCTAACGCATAGCCTTACATGCGGGGCAAAGAATTGCCGAGTGGAGTCGATATGGAAAGTCGTCAGGATATGTCGGGTAACGACATGGAAAGTATTGGTGGTGAAGCG